GTGGATGTCCGGCACGTACAGCACCGGCATCGCGACTGCGGCGCCCTTCGTCCACACCTGGACCGGGTCGTCGGTGTAGCCGTGGGTGACGACGATGCCCGGCGCCTCTTCCCGCTCGATGGCCGGGTTGCCACCGGAGGAGAGGACCAGCGACTCGGCGGTGACGCCGTACTGGGTCTCGCCCCACGTCTGCGGGTTCGGCGGCAGCATCAGCCACTTGTTGTCGGGGATGGGGCGGGCCATGGTGCCGTCGTCCTTGGGGATCTGGACGTCGTACACCTCGATGGGCGGCAGGTTGTAGCGGGCCCTCACGGCGTCGACCTCGTTGGGTGCGAGGACGCCGGTGGGGGTCTGCGCGGACGGCTGGCCGTAGAACGCGCGCCGGTAGGCGTCGTTGGAGGCGAGCAGGGCGCGGGCCTTGTAGGAGGTGACGACGCGGGTGGGGAGCGGGGCACCACTGGCGCGCAGCACCTCGGTCCACGCCATCTCATCGGCGAGGGCGTCCGCGGCCGGGTTGGTCCACGCGGTGGCGGCGGTGGGCATGTTCGCGGACGGCACGCCGGCGTCGTACTCCACCGTGAGGCCGTTCTCCCCGGCGAGGGTGAACTTGCCGTCGGTGAGGAGGTCGCCGACGGCGAGCTCCAGGCGGGACTTGATGGACTGCACGTGCGCTGCCACGTCCTGGTAGAGGAGCTCCACCAGTTCGGAGGCGTCCGCGCCGCGGCTGGTGTCGAGGAGGATCTGCTCCAGCTCGCCGACCAGGTACTTCTGGCCGAGCGGGGGCAGCATGCCCTCGGTGACGATCCGCTTGGCCTCGCGGGTGGCGACCGAGGTCTGCGCGTCCCACGCCCGGTACTTCGCCGCGTTCACGCGACGGGACGTGGACTTGATGCGGAACTTCACGCTGTTGATGGTGCGTTCCGGCATGACCGAGAGGGTCAGCGCGAAGTCCGCGGGCGTCTGCACGGCGCGGGCGAACGCGTTGATCTCGGTGGCGTCGATACCCCTGAGGAGGTTCTCAAGCATGATTCAGCGCCTCTTCAGGAGAAGTGGATGTTGTCGGTGCGGCTGGCGGCCGCGGGAACGGTGAGCGCGACGGGCAGCTTCGCGGTGTCGACGTCGCCGTGGACCAGGAGCGCCCCGCCGACCTTCGTGACGGCCGGGTTGAAGGACGTGTCGGTGGCGAGCAGGCCGGCGAAGACCTGCGAGCCGTCGGAGGCTCCGGAGGCGTACGGGGCGTACAGGCCGGACGCGGTCAGCTTGCCGAGCGGGATACCGCCCTTGAATACCGCGTACGGGGTGGTCGCGGTCGGCGCGGTGTAGTGGGTCCCGGACGTGAACTTGGAGACGTCCAGGGTGATCGTGGCGTTCATGCCCGAGCCGTGCAGGTTACGCAGCCACCGGCGGTCGGCGGTCACGGTCTCGGTGGTGGTCATCGGCTGGATGTCCACGCCGATCTCCTCCCGTGGAATGGGGATGGCACAAGGGGTGCGGGCGACCATCGGTGTGGTGCCGTCCACGGGGTGGTGCGGAGAGGGCGTGGTCCCTCAGCTATGGGTGGGTCAGGCCGCGCTGGAGCTGCGGAAACCCATCTGTTCGGCCCGCTTGCGGGCGCGGTCCTTCACGTCGTCCTTGCTGGCCTGAGGCTTGGGGCCGCCGCCGGCCGGTGCTCCGCCGGGGGCCGGGGGAAGTCCGGGCTGGGGCGGCGGGCCGGCGGCCGGGGCCTGCCCGAACAGGGCGGGGCGGCGCGTCTTGAGGGCTTCGGCGGCCGCGGTGACGGCGGTCTCGTCGGCCTCCGGCTGGTCGGCGAGGTCGCGGTCCAGGATGGCGAGGGCGTCGGCGAGGTCCTCGCCCATGGCGCCGAGGCCCATGACGGCGGCCTTGCGGATCGCGGCGCGCTCGCGGGCCAGCGCGGCCGTTTCCTTCGCGGTGAGTTCCTGTTCGCGCCGCTCGAGTTCCTGGCGCCGCTTCTCCTCGTCGGAGAGGGCGTCTTCCTTCGCCTTGCGGGCGGCGGCGATGAATTCGGCGGCGTCCTCGGGCGAGGTGAAGCCGTGCTCTTCGGCGAAGTCCTTCAGCGCGCTGCGCTTGCCCTGTGCCTTCTCGCGGGCGGCGATTCGGTCCAGGTCTTCCTGGGTGAATTCCTTGGCCGGTCCGGGGGGCGGGCCGGGCTTCGGCGGATCAGCGGGCGTGGGGGGTGTGGCCGGGTCGCCGCCGTCGTTGTAGAACACGGCGTGGGCGAGCGGGCCGGTGTACGGGTGTGTCCACCCGTTGCCGGTGGCGGCGAGGGCTGCGGCAAGGGCGGGGCGGTGCTGCGCGGGGCGACGCATAGGTGCAAGTCCTTCCATGGACTGTCCAGGCCCCGCGCCTAGATCCAAGTTGAGCACAGATGTCACGGCGTGTTCCCCCCGCTCCCCTGCTGCCCCTGCGGGTCGGTGTTCTGGGCCGGGTCGCCGACGGCTGCCGGAAGCCCGGGAAGGGCCGGTACGGGCGGTGTGGGGTCGGGATTGAGGTCGAGGCCGAGGAAGTTGCCTACGGCTCCGGTGTCTCCGGTGGCGTCAGCCAGGGCGCGGGCCTTCTCGAACTGGCGGGCCTGAATGCGGTCGATCTCGTCGGCCACGTCGTCGATGGGGAACCCGGCCTCCATCAGCATCTTCACCCCGGTCTCCAGGGACAGGACACCCTTGTCAACGCCGATGGAGACCTGCTCGAGGACGGCGGCCTTGTCGGTGGGCGTGTATGGGCCGAAGACCAGCCGAGCGGGCAACGGGGTGACACCGATCCAGTCGGGGTGCTGGCCTGCGATGTGGAGGCGCTGGGCGAACTTGAGCAGCAGCGCGTACTTGTGGGCGCGGGCCAGCCGCATGGCGCCGATCAGGGAGTCCAGCGGGCCCAGCGACAGCTGCATGGCGTACCCGGAAGGCACCTTCGACGGGTCCAGGGTGCCCAGGGACACGGCGGGCAGGCGGGCGTTCACGGAGGCCCGGTCGGTGAGGTCGTGGACGTGCTCGCGCAGCTCCCGCAGGGCGGGGCTGGTGTCGATGGTGGTGAGCCGGCCGTTCTCGCCCATGCGGAACACGGTGCCCGGTCCCACGTTGTAGGCCTGGCGGGCATCGGTGATACCGGAGATGCCGATCATCGGTATGCCGGTGGTCGCGGAGGCCCGCGCGGAGTCGGTGTCGGCGCCCTGGAGGTCGTCGAACACCTGAAGAACCTTCGCCAGGGACGGCTGCCCCCAGTGCTCTCCCGCGGCCGGCACCGTGTTGGGGACGTGAATGACCGGAATGAAATCGATCAGCAGGTCCAGCCGGTCAAGGACTTCGCCGTCGGAGCGGGTCGCGAACACGGCCCGGCCCATGGGCAGGTCGTCGACGTCGTGCCCGGCCTTCAGGTCCCCGATCTCCCAGGTCGCGTCGGTGAGATAGCAGGTGAGGGTGGACGGGGCGTCGTTCCACGCGTACTGGCGGGTGACCGTCCCGCTGTCCGCGTTGAGGATGTCCCCCTGCCCGAGGACTGGGACGGCTTCCCCGTCGGGACCTTCGGTGGTGAGCGGGGCCCGCACCGGCCGCCCGCTGCTGTCGACACCGGTGGAGGTGGCCGCACCGATCAGACCGAGTTCGAAGGTGATCCGACGCAGCCTGGGCTTCAGGCCTTTCTTGACGTCCTCGGCGAGTTCCCACGCGAAGTGCACCCGGGTGGGGAACTCCCCGCCGTCGTCGTCCTCCGCGATGACGGGGAAGTAGAAGCCTGGATCTTCCGCGCGGACGGTGGCGCGCTGCTTCGCCGGGTCCCACGCCATCCGGTACACGCCATCCCCCAGGGAGACGGCCTTGCGTTCCGTCTGCTGGATCCGCATGGGCAGCAGCTCGGTGTCCGACCACTCCCGCAGCAGGTCCTCCACATGCTCGGCAGCCTGCGTCTCGGGGGAAGGGTCGCCCGCCCCGTCGTGCTCCGCGCCGGGGACGACGATGTGCTGCTCGCGGCCCAGCACGTTGGCCAGGAGCGCCTCGATGAACATGGCCGGGTCGCCGAACTCGCGACGGTCGCGGGCGGCTTCACCGTCCAGGAACACGGCCAGTTCGGCGGCCTGGTTGTTGTCGTAGGCGGCGAGCAGCTTGTACGCGGCCAGGCGGCGTTCGTCGGCGGCCGGCACCCATGAGGCCTGCGCTTCGGGGAACGCACGCCGGTGGGGCATGCCGCGGGTGGGGTCGCTGAAGACGGGCTTGTAGTTCAGCCAGCTCCACCCGTCGATGACGAGTCGGCGGCAGCCAGCGATGAGGCCCACAGAGTTCCCTCCGTCTTCAGGCCCCGCGCCTAGTGATCAGAGTACGGGCTGGGTGGGGTCGGCTTCCCCCTGCTGTCTGGGCAGGAGACGCTTGCCGCCGTCGTAGGGGACAGCGAACCCGTCGGTGACGAGGTCGGCGTTGAGGATGCGGGTGCCCGCCACGATCGCCCCCAAATACCGTCCGAACTTTTCCTTCCGGTCCTTCACCGTGCGCAGGGTGAGCTCCGGGCCGTTCTGCGCGAGCCACTGAGTCGTGTAGGCGGTGGCGTTGTCCCCGGCGAGGGTGCCGTGTTCGGGGCAGTTCACTCCGGCCAGCCGGATCCGCTGCCGGATGTGGACGTCAAATCCAAGATCCACATCGACGTCAATCGTGTCGCCATCCACCACTTTCAGAAGGCGCGCGGCGTACTCATACACGGGTGTCCCCCAGGGGGTTAGCGGCGCCCGGTGAGGCGCTGGTCGGTGTAGTTGGTGGTGCCGAGGCCCTGCGCGGCGGGGTCGGCGAGTTCGGTGAGGGCGTGCACGGCGGCATCCATACGGTCCGGGGAGTCCATGCCGGGCAGCCAGGTGACCATCTGGCGTTCCAGGTCGGGAAACTCCCCCACGTGGTGCACGCGGCCCTGCTCGTAGAGCTGGGCGATGGGTTCGGCGCGCAGCCGTTTGCCCTGCTTCGCGTTCACGTCGATGATCCGCGGGATGGTCACGCCCTTCGTGCGGCCGCCGCGCTCGAGTTCCTGCCAGGCCTGGATGAGGACCTGGCGGGTCATGTCGCCACCGAAGTTGGTCTCCACGACGAAGGCGTCCGCGCCCAGTTCGATGGCCAGCAGGCAGGCTTCGGTGCCCCAGGAGTTGGCACCGTGTCGGCCGGACCGGTCGGCCAGCAGGTACAGCTCGCCGTCCGCGGTGCGGCCCGTCGCGACGATGCCGGTTTCGTCGTTCGCAGCGCCCGATCCGCCGGATGGGTCGATCGCAACCAAGATGCGGGTCAGGTCGATGCCGCGGAACACGGTGGGGGCACACCGGTTACCGGTGATCCATGCCCATTGCCAGACGCCGCCCTCGAGCGGGCGCGGCTGCTGCTGGTAGAGAGACCACCAGACGCGTTCGCCGACGGACTTCCGGATGCGGGCGTAGTCGTCGGCGGAGAACCGTTCCGGCCACAGCGCCTCGCCCGGTTTCCGGCCCAGGGGGTCGTCGCCGGTCATGGCGAGGGCGGGCAGGTCGATGACGATCCAGTCCTCAGGCTCCTCTTTCAGGAGGCGGCCGGAGAGGTCGTCGTCGTCCCACCGAGTGTTGACGAGGAGAACGGACCCTTGGGGTTCCAGGCGGGTGAGGAGGACGGCCTGCCACCAGTCCCACACGCGGTCCCGTTGAGTGGGACTGCCTGCGTCTTCGGATCCTTTGAACGGGTCATCCACGGCTGCGACGTGCGCGCCGCGGCCTGTCAGCGCACCTCCGACGCCGGCGGTGACCATGCCGCCTTCGTGACGGTCGATGTCGAACCGGTTGGCGGCCTGAGAGCCGTATTTGAGGCTGATGCCGAGGGTGGGGGCATGCTCGGTGATGGTGTTGCGGACCCATCTGCCGTGGTCGTCGGCGAGGTGCGCGGCGTAGGAGGCGAGCATGAAGCGGTGGTCGGGCTGGCGGCGCAGGTACCAGACGGGCCCCCAGCGGGACGTACGGCGGGACTTCCCGGCGCGCGGCGGCATGGTCACCATGACGCGGAGGCGTTCACCTGCGGCGATCCGCTGGTAGATGCGGTCGATGATGTCGAGGTGGGGGGCCTGCATCTCCCTGCCGTTGGTGAGGACGGCGGAGAGGGCTCCGGGGGAGCTGTCCAGGGCGATCTGCCGTTCTACTCGGACAAGATCGGCGCGCAGGTCGGCGGATGCGGTGCGGGCGATGTGGAGCCGCTGTTCACGGGGCAGTCCGCGGTAGGTGGACAGCAGGTCGCTGTTAGGCGTCACTGTCCTGCGTGTCTCCGTCGCCCGGTGTGTCGCTGCGCTGGTTGCCGGATGCGGGTGGGGTCAGGCCGATGAGGGCCTCGAGTTCGGCGGTGGTGGCGGGCCCGAGCTGGAGGGGGCCGCCGTCGGCGCCGGTCACTTCGGCCTTCACGGGCATGTCGAGGCCGTTGAGCTTGGCTCGCCGGTCCATGAGGCGTAGGACGGTGTCGACGGCCCGCATGTCTAGTTCGTGGCTGACGATCTCGCCGTTCTTGTCGAAGACCGGGGAGGGTTCGGTGGCGCGCGGCCATGCGGCCTCGAGGAGAGCGTCCAGGCGTTCGTTCTCCTGCTGCCGGTACACGCCCACCTCGGCGGCTTCCTCGTCCCGGTGGATCCTCAGGGCACGGACGAGGTCCTTGCGGGCGCTTCCCGTGTCCTTGTAGCCGAGGGCGAGGATGCGTTCGTCGTCGTAGCGGACGCCTTCGCGGCGCAGCTTGAGGAGTTTCGTGCGGCGGACGGTGGTCTCGTCTTGCTTCAGCTTGGACGCTGCCATGGCGGTGGGGCTCCCGCTTGTGTGGTTGTCAGGCCCCGCGCCTGTCACAGATGATCGCCGATTTCCGCCTGTCTGTTCCCCCGGGAGGGGCGGCGGTGTCATGGTGCGGGGCGTGACCGACACGGAGAGACGCGGGTGGAGACCATCCCGCACGCAGAAGATCGTTGCTGTTCTTGTGGTCCTGATTGCGTGGACCGTGTTGGCTGGGCAGTGGGCTGACAAGGGGTGCGGTCTGCCGCAGGGGTACAGCCTCGTGATTCGGCATGGGACGCCGGATCATTGGGAGGGGTGCGAGGACGAGCCGTCGGGCCCGGAGTACACGGACAATTACGGCTGATGACGTGCGTCGGCCCCGACTCCCGGGGGATGGGGAGGTCGGGGCCGTTCGCTGCTCGGGTTCGCCAGGGGGGGGTGGGCGTTCCCGAGCGTTCTGTGGGTCCTGCTGCCCTGGGGTGGGGCGCGGGGCGGGGGGTTTGCACGGCCCGGCGTCCGCGTAGGACGGGCGCGGGGACACCAGATCCGTTGGACGCGGGCCGTGCAGTTCTGATGGTGGCGTACGGGCGGGGGTTTGTCTGGGCTGCTTCCCCCGGGCTGGTTCACCGCCAGGGCGGGAGTCCGCCGTTGGCCCACTGCACGAGCGCGTCGCCGTTGATGAGGCGGATCGGCTGGGGCAGCATCGTGTTGGTGTCGACGGCGGCGCGGGTGAAGGTGGCGGTGGTGACGATGGCGGCTTCGTGGCAGTGGTGAATGTCCTGGTAGACGCCGTTGATGGTCTGGATGGTCTCGGATCCGACGTTGTTACCGGGGCGGTATTTCTTGCACTGGATGAGGATGCGGCGGCCGTCGTTGAGGTGGACGAGGACGTCCATGCCGCGGTCGTTGGCCTGGCCGACAGCGGTGGCTCGGGTGACGGAGGGGTCTTTCTGGGCGAGTTCGGCGATGGCGCGTTCGAAGCGGGCGGGGGTCATGCGGTGGAAGGCGTTCAGGGTGCGGCGGCCGCGGGCGGGCAGTGCGGGTCGGTAGAAGTTGAGGGTGTCGAGCCGGCGGATGAGTGGGGCGAGACGGCGGGGCCGGGCGGCGCGCAGGACGAGCAGGGCGCCTATCAGGGCGAGTGTGGTGGCGGTGAGGACGGGCCAGGTCTTGGCGATGCCCATGAGGGTGATGGCGATGCCGGCCCACCACCAGCCGAGGCGGGGTAAGCGGCGCCGGTAGCGGGTTCGGGTGGGGCGCTTGGTGCGGCGGGGCGGGTTGTGGGTGGCGGTCATGAGGGTCTCCGGTGGTTAGCGGGCGGGCGGGAGTTCGTTGCGGGTGATGGCGACCAGACCTTTGGTGTCGGCGTTGATGGTGTTGGTGGTCTGGGTGATCTGGCCGCTGTAGTGGTTGTGGATGGTGGGCGGGGCGGCTTCGACGACGTCCTTGGCGCTCTTCATGAGGGACTTGAGGGCGAGAACGGGGAGGGTGAAGGCGGCGGGGATGCCGACGATGCAGCCGCAGACCCACGCGACAACGGTCGGGTTGGCGTGCCCGGTGGACCACAGGACCGCGCTGACAGCCCCGCCGAGGGCTGCGACGAAAGCGCTGAGGGAGAGGATCGTCGTGTTGAGGTCGACGGCCCTCTGGCTCATGGGCGGCCGTCCGGGCTGGGCGACGGGCGGGGCGGTGCCGATGCGGGATCCGTCCTTCCAGGAGGGCACGTCGGGGTCGTCGATGCGGATGGCGGTGGGGCCTTGTGCGGCGATCTCGTTGACGGCGGCCATCAGCTGGTCGGCGTTGGCTCGGACGGCGGCGTTGATGTGGGGCTGCCCGG